GATTTATACTTTAGAATCAACAACTTCAAATGAATCAGCCGAAATATACGAATCTGGGATGCAGATTGATTTTACGATTGAAGATATTGATTCCCACGAGGTTGAAGAATTAGTGGAAGAATGGTTGCCACTAACGATGACTCTCGATCACAATATCGGACCGCCAGAAACCCTTCAATTTGGAGAATATAAAAGGATTGTCTCCAGAACTGTATCAAAACTAACACCGGCAAAGATTGATTATGTTTACTATTCGGGCAAAGGTCGGCAATACGGCGCATACATAGATGCCGACTCAAGGAATCAAGGATATAATAAGGATGCCTTAATTGAAAACCCGATTTTTATTATTGAAAGTATTTTACGATCTGAATTGGGAACCGTATATACAGGGTCGGGAACAAGCACGACTTCAAATAAATTAGTGGACTCTGGCGCATCGTTTGCCACAAGCATTGTTGGACAGACCGTTTACAATCTTAAAGACAAAACAAGCGCAATGGTCACGGCAAGAGATAGTGCAACGACATTGAGTATTGATGCGAATATTATGGCAAATGGAGAAAGTTATCTTATTGGTGGATTGACTTCAGACGAAATCGACTATGCCACTTTTGATACTTCCGGAAATACAAGTAGTGGATATTTGGGTGACATATATGAAGATGCCGTTGGTGATGTAAAGTTCGCGTTTTCTCAATATAAGTTTATTAATTCAAAAGATTTAGTTGAGCGACTTTCGCAGTTGTGTTTGTCTTATGTCTTTATTGGCGGAGATGGAAAGTTCAAAATTAAAACATTAAGGCGCACCGATGATTATTCGTCTGCCGACCAAAGTGTTAATTTTCACGATATTACATTGGACAAGGTTGGAAAAACCGCACTCAATACAGTAAAAAATTCTATTTTAATTAAATACGATCACGATTACGGGGCAAATCAAAACAAATCAGAAGCCACCGCAACCGATTCAACCTCACAAGGAACTACGGTAAGCGGATACAATAAAACGATGAAACTCGAATTGGATGCAAATGAAGTATTGGATTCGACAACGGCAACAAAGTTGGCAGAAGCATATTTAGAGATTATGAAAGACAGGCACGACACGGTGAATTTTAGTTGTGTTCGTCCAAAATATAATCACCTCGAAATCGGTGACATAATAAATTTCAGTAATTGGCCTTCAGACTTAAAAATTTACGGTCAAACAATGGGCGGTTCGTGGGATTCCACATCGGACACATTTTCTTCGGTTACAACGACCTGGGACAACATGGCTGCCGGTTATTTTATAGTTGCAGACATTACCAAGACGGTCAATGGCTGCTCAATTAAAGCGATAAAGGTATCATAATGGCAAACATGAACATATCAACGCCACGTTTTTATCCAGACATAGTGAATTTCTTAATGAGCAGAGGTCTTGGACAGGATGGAAACTTTGATGTAATTACAGGCTCAAATCTAATTGGAGTGCAAACAGGCTCGGAAGCGGAACTTTTTGATATGCGCCCATTAAATAAAGTTGATTTTAATACAAGCGCAGCAACCTCGGATCACGTCCTTGTTAATATAGACACGCAAAGCACATCAACTAAAAAGTCGTTCGTGGCAATTCTAAATCACAATATGGCTTCGGCGGATGCAAAAGTATTAATAAAAGCAAGTAACACAGAAAGCTACGTTCAAGCAGTTAATATGGGAAGCGCAACGTCTATGGTCAATCCGGCTCAAGTAGTAAATGCAGATGCAATCGGATCAAGTATTGTAATCCCGGATAGCGATGGAAGTACGATTGTCAGATTTGATGAATCAGCTTTAAGATATTGGGGAATCCAATTTGAAGGCAATTCTTCAAACACATTTAGTTCAACTGATCTATTCGTTGGATGTATCTTAATTGGTGAATATTACGATATGCCCCACGCACCGGATTTAAATGTGACCAGAATGATTTCTTACAACCGTCTGAATGACTTGCAAGAATCTCACGGCGGACAACGATTCAGCAACCTTAAATCATACGGCAGAACGGCGGGGAGTACGTCTAAATCGCCGTTTACGACAGCTTCAAATGGTTATGACAGTCAAGGCGGACGATTAATTTATGACATGAATTTCAGCTTTATTAATTCCACCGATCTTATGCCAGACGAATATGATATAATTGCAGACGATGACAATTTTGTGGATGATGTTTGGAACAAAACTAACGGCAATCACATTCCGTTTATCTTCTCGATTGATAAAGATTCTGAAGGCGATAATGCCGACAATGCAGAATCGGAACATATCTTTGGTCGATTTGCCAACAACTCATTAGATATGCAACAAGTCGCTCCGAATGTTTTTAATGTATCTTTAACGGTGGAAGAAGAATTTTAATGAAATCATTCGGGTTTTTTATTATCGGAATCTTTACAGGATTGACGATTTCTGTTCTAATGAAAGATTCTAAACCCGTGAGTCCGATCATTATTCACGATACATACAGATTGGGATATAGGTATCCACCGTTCTATCCTTACGGATATGATTACTATTTCAGACCTTTAGAATATCGTGACGGTGGACATAGTAAGTCCAACACAAAGACCGATGAAGGCAGACGTGGCGGAAAAGATATAGAGCGCGGAGAAAATCACGGCAGAACAATTGAAGTAAATGATAGGAAAAAGAATTGAAGAAATTATATACGACATTTTTAATCTTATTAATGATTGGTGTTTTGTCTGGTCAAGCTGACACGCTAACATTCAAGGTCAAGGGTTTAGTTTGTAGTTTTTGCGCTCATGGATTAAACAAGGGGATCGGGAAGCTGCCGTTTACAAATGAAAAAGACGTGTTAATAAACATTAAAAATCAAACGGTAAAGGTCGCTATTAATAAAACTTATAAATCTGATCCTCATTTAAAACAGGCAGTAGAATTAATAAAAAACACCGGATATGATGTGGATAAAGTATTTTTAAACGGGAAGGAAGTTTGGAGATAAAAAACTAATGTCTAAAGAATTGTCACAAAACACAAAATTTACTCTTTCCATACAAACAATGATTGGGGCGGGAATGGGAATTGCTTCACTTGTAGGGATGTGGTATATGCTACAAGCCGATATTCAAGAAGCCAAAGAATTACCATCTTTAGAATCTTTATATGAAAGCGAATACCCGAGCAAACCGCAAGGCTACAACCATCCTGCTTCGTACGAACAATATCGATCTCAAGTAGGCAACCTTCAAGAAAATCAAGATGATATTTATGAGATTATTGAAGGTCTTCAAGAAGAAGTTAAAGAACTAACTCAACAAGTTATTAATTTAAGGATTGCAGTACAATGAGGTGGTTATTATTACTAACATTAGCTTTTGGACAACAAGAAGTAAACGATGACAATTTTTATGGGGCTATCTACAAGGGGATGTGGTTAGTTCGAGTAACCAGTTCATGGTCAACGGATAATACACAAAACTTCTATATAGGGAAATTTATCGTGAAGGGAGATAGTGCGCACATGGGAACTCAAATGATGATTCTGCCTGCAAAGAATATAAGTGAAACAGTAAGAAAATTAAGACTTCGGAATTTCCCAAGCGTTGTTCTGTTTAAAGACGGCAAGAAAGTAAAGATGTGGAAAGCAGATTTTGATGGGAACTTGGAGTTAAGGGCAGACGATGTTGAAAAAGCGATTAATTGGTATTCACGATGATGAACTTTTATCTGCATTGCGTAGTAGCAATTATTATTATGATCGCGGATGCAAGGGGAACTCTTGAGCCTACAATAAAGAAATGGGAGCAGAAATTGGGAATACCGGTTCATTATGCGCCTAATGATTCAATTGAAACAGAAATTAGTGAGCCATACCCAATACAAGATGAGCCAGAACAAGACACCTTTAATAATAGAAGATGAGCAAAACGATCAATGACCAATTATCTTTGCAGATTTCAATATCGTTTTTGCTTAAAATCTTGGTAGTGACTGCCGTTGTCGTGGGAACATATTACCAAACAACCTCGAAAATGAGCGATATAGAGCGCACGATTTCGGAAATACATACAGAAGTCACCGTATTAAACTCCAAAATGGCGGACATGGAAGCCGAACACATTTTAGAATTGGAACATCACAACGAAGAATTGAAGGTAGAAGTACAAGCGCAACGAAGCCTTTTGCAAAAAATGGGACTTAAAAAGCCTTGAGCGAACCGATTTCAGATAAAAGTTCATTAAATATATCATTGCCAATGTTAATCCAGGCGGTTGTTGGGATTTCAAGTTTGATCTGGATTTATTCGCAGTTAGACAGTCGCTTATCTTTTGTAGAAAAAGAAATACAAATGCTAAATAAAAACGTCGAATCACTTCTTTCGCTGCAAGACAGACCAATTAGTTCGGACCATATACAATTTGAGCGAATTAAATATCTCGAAAAAGAATTAGATAGATTGAGAGACAAGCCATGATGAAAATTTATGCCGAATATGGCGCAATCGGACTTATTTGTTCATTGTTTGCTTATATGATTACAAGTTTAATCAAAAGCCAAAAAGACCAAACCGATGACTTGGATCAGATACGCCAAGCCATTGCCAAAATGGAAGCAACAATCGAAAACGTGGAAGGCATTGTAATAAAACTGATTGAAAGATGGAATCGATCCGATGAAACTTCCGCAAGACACCGCGAAGATATTGT